GTATTTAACTTTGTACATTATATCACTCATCTAAGAACTTTTCAATACCTTTGGGCTTCTTTACCTCTTTTTTCTTCTCTTTTGCCGTTTCATATGTTTCAATAAATTCGGCAATATTGTCATATAGTTGAAACTGCATCGAGGTACCGTCTTCCAATTCTAGCATTTCAAACTCATCCAAAATGCCCATCTGTTCGGTAGCTTTGTATTTTACATAAGTCTGTTTCTTTTCTTTCTGTATTCTTCGTAGAAAGGCGTAGTAAATGATTTGTGTAAAGTAAGCAAATGGATTTTTAGATTTTTCAGGATTGAAGTTGTCAAAGTACATTAAACAATTTTCAATACCATCCGACATCATTTCATCACGGTAAGTATAGTTAATGAAGTTTGGCTTGTGGGATAAACCTTCAGCAATCTTCATAAAACACTCACCAATATAATTAGGAATAGGAGGAGGCGATGTTTTATTCTCTGTGGCAAGTTTACTTGCTTCTTTATAATCAACTAATGCTTTAAGAAAGTCAGCATTATTTACATACTGTTTAGGTTTCTTTTTAGGTAATGGTGCTGGTTCTGTCATTTTATTTCTTTCATATTATTATATTTACCACATTAATGCTTGACTTTCGCTTGACAAAGGTCTATTATTCTCTATGTACCGGTTTGAAACAATATAACCAATATCAATGTAATGTTTTACCATCATTTAATAGTTCCTCAAAAGCATCCATAATATTATCAGTTTCTTCTTCGTCTAAACCATCTAAAGTATTTTTAGCAGATAACAACTCTTTAATCTTTTCCACAGTATTTAAATAATATTCACAGAATTCATCATTAGGTTCCAAAATACAGAGAACATCTTTATTTTCTAAAAGAATTTCATTCTTCTTGATGAGTTGTACAGGCAACCAATGGTGCATCATTAGGCCTGCTTCTCGACCACGATATTCAATGTTAACCGCCATTGGTTCTTCCACGGTAAATTTGCCAATATCTTCGTTTGTCAAGTTACCAATAATATCTTCACCATTCTGTAAACGGACAATCTTAATCATTTTTTTAGTCCTATCTTATATATTTTGAATGGGAACTTTTCATCGTTGTAAATACGAGTCCTTTCGATGAAATGTTTTAAAGTATAGTTTATATGTTTATTTATTCTAAGATCATCCGAGATATCATACAGAGTGGCTATTTCTTTACCTTCGGATTGTCTAAGTCCACGGCCAATAGACTGAAGTGTTCTAATACTTGATTTAGTAGGCATTGCAAATATAATGTTATGCAAATTCCTAATATTAATACCAGTGCTAAAAGTACCAAAAGAAGCCACAATAATAGCGTCATTCTCAATCTCCATTATTTCTCTAATTTTTTCTCTGTCGGAAGTTTCCGTTCCGCCGTGGACAAAGAACACTTTTCTATTGCCAATTTTCTCTGTTTCTCTTATCATATCATACAGTATTTTGCCATGTTTGTCAACCATTTGATACAATACAAGAGTATTTTTTTCTAAGCTAACTGTAAGATTCTTAATGAATTTGTTTCGAGCTTCATGTGATATAAGATATTGAATTTCTTCAGCATAAGTCATTTCTTTGGCTAATTTTGCCTCTTCATCGGAATGTTTTAACACCAAACACTTAATTTCAAATTGAGAAACCAACTGTTGATTGATCAATTCATTTGTGGTAATTACTTTTTTGACTGGACCAAACAAACCTTCTAATACCAGTTTATGTGTTTTGGTTCCATCCAAAGTTCCTGTAAGACCGATACGGTATTTGGCATTGATACAATTGGTGAGAATTGTAGTGAGTGATTGTGCTTTAAAGTTATGTGCTTCATCACCAATCACATAATCAAACTGTTCAAAATATTCTTTTGGCATTTTATATAATGACTGCCAAGTGGATATTGTCAACGGTTTGTTGGTGTCCTTTTCTTTACCTTGATAGATTCGATGAATATATTCTTCCATTGTACCATCATTGTAGTCGCCAAAATCTGAATATAACTGTTCAACCAAAGAAGTGGTTGGAACGATAACGAGACCTTTGAGATTTTGGTATTGCCAGAGTTGTCTAAAGATGAGATAGATGATAAGAGATTTGCCAGAAGCAGTTGGTGATAATAACAACGCTCGGCGTTTTTGCATAGCATGAATGTATGCGTCTATTTGATGCTCTCGTACTTCAATAGGTTCACCACGGGAATGAATGTTTAGTGAATCAATAAACTTTTTGGCATGATATAATGAATATTCATCTTCAACATCCAATTCATTTTCTAACTTATAATCTCTTTCTTCGCAAAACTGTTTGATATAGTCCAGTAGTCCGCAATAAATTTGAGAAGTTTGTAAGTTGAAAAGACGCACTTTTCCATCCCAAATTCTGTTCCTGTAAGCAGGAACAAATTGATATCCCGGAACATAAAATTGAAAATACTCTGATAACTCTTTAGCAATATGCTTCTCACAAGTTACCTTAATGTAAACTTCACTTTTTTTGGAAAGTACTATATCATTGTCCGCCAATAAATCTCTCCCATCCAATAAAATCTTTTAACTGGAACGTCCTTGATTTCAGTTCACTCATAATAGATTCAATTACTGATACCGTTTCTTCGTGGTATACTTTCTTTTCTAACAGCTTTATTAAATTATCATCTGCTTCTAGGTAAGCATTAATGTCTGATTTCAAAACAAATGCAAAAGGTTCCCATCCGTATTCCTCAAGTTCTTCTTGGCTCATTCTTCCGCCATAATAATCTAACCGAATCTTCCGCATACGGAGATAATCAAAATGTGCCTTTTTAGAGGCAATCTTGTGCTTGATGAGAATACCAAGGTATTTACTGTGAAGTGTGGGTATTTTGATAAGTTCTTTACCAGGTTCGGTCTGGTCAATAACTGAGTCTTTTTCCCAAAGCTTTAATACTTGTTCTAGATTTTCCATAATGTAATAAAAATATAACCGTAAATCTTTATAATAACAAAATAATGATTAAATGTCAAGCCTTTTCAAAATCAAAGTAATCAAAAGTAAACACGGCGTCTGCGGTAATAATGTCATCGGCCGATTGAGTGGTATCAAATATAATATCTGATAGTGTAATGGGGAAACAATTATAGAATTTTACACGGAGAATAGGGTTATTCAACGATGAAAGAATGGTCAAAGTGGCATCGGAATAAGCGGATAAACTGGAACTTGGACTCTTATTGGCGTTCTGTAGTGCTGTTAACCTATTCCTTTCGTCAAAACCCGTTGGTGCTGCGATGGAACGGAACCAGGCGTGTAATTGTTGCCAGCTGTTCAATGATTCATCCACAGTAAAATCAATAGAAAATGGATTATAAATCATCTTTCTATCAGGAATGAATACATCTAAAAGGGGTGTCTGTAAAGATGCTTGTCCTAGGTTGACACCAGGAATGTTAACCGATTGACAAAAGTATTGAACATCACCTATTCGGTCAAAAGTCAATAGAAACTTTGACGCTTGTAGGTAATTGGTATTTTGAGGTAGTCTTGATAGTGCAGTCATATAGTTATTTAGGAGCCAAAAAAAAGGACTTCCGAAGAAGTCCTTTCAAATATCACTCTAAGGTGATTTTTATATTACATCACATTAAATTCTTAACGCCAAAAATACGGTAGTAAACGTTACTACGAGCATTGATGGTACCGTTTGAAGGATTCAAACCGTTAGCGAATGGGTTGGCTACCATACCGTAACGTGTTTTGAAACCAATCTTAGGTTGGAATGTGAATTGGTCTACAGCACGAACCATTTGCAATGGAACGTATGGGCAATAGAACAAACCAGCATCGTAAGGTGAAGAACCTTTGTATCCTACAGTTACCAATTCTTGGTTAGATGTATATCCACCAAAGTATGGGTCAATGTAAACTTTGATACGGCCATGTAACATACCAGCAAATGTATTGCCTGTATCGTCAACTTGGAGGTCAGCTTGAAGAGCAGGTGTGTAAGAAAGAACACCAGCCATAGCCATTGCAGAAGCTACGTCAGATGAAACAATCAATACGTTACCTTTTCCACGACGTGTTTGCTTAGCAATTACGTTAGCATCACGTTCAATTTGGAAAATCAAACCTTTGAAACGCTCAACAGACCAACGGCCATTTGAGTCAGTATCCAAGTCAAAGAAACCAGCAGTTGTTGTACCATACTGAGCACCGAGAACGGCAGTAGAGTAGATAGTACGAATAACTTCACGGTTAATTTCAGCAAGAATTTCTGTAGACAGAATGTTAGACAATTCTGTTTCAGCGTCAAGACCATGGATTGCTTTCAAGTCTTGTGCCAACTCTAAAGAGTATTCAGCTTTCAAAGCACGGCTTTGTGCAGTTACAGTAACTTTCTCAATAGAGAAGGCCATTTGTTGGAATGCATTAGCACCGTCAGCGCCAAGGAATTCAGCAGTTGCTGTTTGTAGACCAACACCCGTTGTGAAAGTATTAGCAGCACCGTACTGACCGCTTGTTGTTGTATCAGAAGCAGTTGTACCAACAAAACCGTAGTTGTTGAATGAACCGTTGGCAGAGCCTTGGCCAGTAAACATTGTGTTAGCTTCGTTGAAGAATGCCTCAGAACCAGTTTGGTTAGCGTAACGAGCACGCATTGCAAAAATCAATCCTGTAGGACCTGTCATTGGTTGAACACCAGCAACATCATAGGCGATCAAATTAGGCAATGAACGGCGTACCAAAGAGATCAAGATTGGGTCAAAGTTTTGAACACCACCAGTAACGTTTGTAGGACCTGTATCGCTGGTCTCCATCAAAGCTTGACGGTCTTTAGCCATTGCTTGGTGTTGGTTTTCCAAAACAAGTGCTGTAACAGCTTTCTTGTATGGGTCTTTAATAGCTTCTAATTCTGGATGTTCCAGAACTGGCTGCCATTTTTTCTGTAGTTCTTCTGTTAAATACATTTTGTTTCCTTTTTTTATGTATTAAGGTTAATTACTTAACCAAAGTTTGTGAAATAGTTTTAGCATAGAGGTCCATTGATGGATCAGAAGATTTAGAAACTTTCTTTTCTTCTTCAATATCAACTTCTTCATCTAAAGCAAGTTTATCTGCTGCTTTAACATCTGACTTGAAATATGATTCTTTCAAAGTAGATAGTTTGCCAGCAAAATCTTCCTCAGTATTAAACTCTACATTCTCTGCGAGTGACTTTAGTTTTTCTACTTGAGTTTGCGATAGGCCTTCACACGCTGTGTAGATAGCCTCAATTTTTTTCTGTTCGTTCAACTCTTTTGTGAGTTCAACTGATTTACTAATTTGTTCGTTTAAAGCTGATTCTAAATCGGTAACTTTAGTTGTCAATTCTTCAACAACATCAACTTTGTCAGCTGGAATGTCGATGTAATGTTCAACAAACAAGTCACGCAAACCACCAATAAAGTCTTCCACGATTTCGGAACGGAGACCTTTTTCGATAGCGATTTCGTTATCTTTCATCCATTCTTCTACCATGTAGTTAAGGTAGTCATCAACTTTAGCGGCCAAATCTTCTTTAATTTCTTCAACGGCAACTTCAAACTGTTCTGTCAATTGGGCTTCTACTTCTTCCACAATTGCTTCTACACGGGACATAACGGCAGCTTCATAGATTGTAGAAGCTTTAGTTTTGAATTCTTCAGATAATTCTTCACCTTGCATCAAGGCTTCAATATCTTCACCGTAAGATTGGAATGTTGCACCTGGATTAGCTTGCATCATTTGTGGTGCCAATTTGCCAGCGATACGATCACGAATTGCTTCGTAATTTGTGGCATCAGCTTTAACTGGAGTAGCAATGTCAGAACGACCCATTGTTGATTGTGGTTGATTAGCTGGAACAGAAGCACCAACACCGTCACTTTGAGCACCTACAGGAGGAGTAGCACCTGGAGCTTTAGCTTGTGGAGTACCTTTGAGGTAATCAGGCAAGGCATCAGTCAAAGCACGCTCAGGTGATTGGCCAATTTCGCCAGCATCGTTTGTACCGTATGCAGTTTTAGAATCTACACGATCAGAACCAACTTCTCCGTCAGGATGTTTGTCTGAACCACGTTGACCTTTTTTAGATGCGATGTTTGCATCAAATGTTTCTTTAGAACCTTCAGACACCAAAATTGCTTTAGCGGCTTCGGACAGATTAAATTTTCCCATTTTGAAAATCTCCTTGATTTATTGGATATATTTATATTTAAAGTTTTTTCATGAAGTTTTCAAATATATTTAAACTAACCTGTTCAATCTCTTTTTGTGAAGCTTGGCGAATTTGTTTGATTGCCTGAGAGTGATCTTGTTCAGTCCAAATACCATTGACTAACATCCATTCTTTACCTTCCATGATGCCTTGTACGAAAGCACCAGGAGCGGAAGGGTCTGCTACAATATCAGCCGCTGTGGCTAGATAAAAATCGTTCTGAACAACATTAACACCGTTAACATTTTTCAACGAACCCATACCCCTTGACGATACACCTAACTGTGCGCCACCTTCAATAAGGCTTCTGGCGATATTACCCATTGGTGTGTCAAGAATCTTTGCTTTACCAATCCATTGGTTGCCATCTTCTTTAAGACCAACAATCATATGTGATACACGGTCTAAGTTAATGGATGGAGTTTCAGGATGACCCAACTCTCCAAAAGCACGGTTTTTGTTAATATATTCTTCTGTGTAACGATGAACTTCTTTTTTCATCGTATTAAATTCGTAAAGACGGCCATTACGGTTCTTCCTTTCGGATACCAAAAATGGACCTTCAATAAAAAGGCTCTTAGTGCCGTCTTTTTCTTCAGTAATATAGTTTACGGATTCATTAATTTCTTTGATTAATTTCATAATCCTACCGACCTTCTTTTTCTAATTGATATTCTTCTTTTTCTTAAAGTTTTTGGTAACTCAGCACGCCTTTTAGCTTTTGATCTTAGTGAACCAATGCGCCGTTTTCTACGTTCCGCCGGCATCATTCTAATCAACTTGCCGTGCCTAATTGTCCAACCTTTTACTGCCGAAAGTTTTTTTCGGCGTTGTACCACACCCTTACGAACTCGAAACTTAATTATTCGTGATCTACCTACTTTTTGAACATTAGCACTTTGTTCGGTGCTTTCATCCAAATTATCTTCAAAATAACATTCTAACTCATAATCTTCAAATAATTCTGAAGCAACTTTTAATTTGATTTCGTCTAATTTTTCATTAAACAAATCATTAATTTTTGCGTCTAATAGGTCTTTTGCTTCTACAAATTTATTTGATAGAAGTTTTAAAACCAAATCTTTCATTACTGTTTATTACCAGTAATACCATAAACGCCAAAGTTAAACGCAGCAGGATCATTAAACTGACCACGTTGATACATTGCGTTATCTTTACGAAGGGAAAGAATTAATGTGTATGCTGTATTTGCAGTTACACCGTAAGTGTTAATTCCTAAGTTTCCGTTTGGATTAATAGCGTTATTTAAAATAGCAGGATTTTGTTGACTACCATACTCGCCGTTACCGTTAAGATAGAAAATAGTAGCGTTATTTGCCGTTGTATTTCCTGCCCAAAAGAGTTCAACAGAACCAGGAGGAGCAGCAGTTGACATACTTACAAAGTATTGTGCTGAAGTTAACTGTAAATTGTAATAAGGTTTAGCAGTATTACTAGCACTTAAAGTGGTGTACAATGGAACGTTATTTGCATCCAAAGCACCATACAAAGTGTTTGCTACAATTTTAGCATTATTTGCTTCATTTCCTGAAGTGCCGTCAAACTGACCTGTTAACTTAATAACACAGTCTGTTGTAGTATCTCTCAATACTTGGTAAGTAAATTTATTTGCCATCTTCTATCCTATTTTAAATGTTTCAAGGCAAAGTCTACGACTTTACCAAATTGTTCTTTACTTTTGTTCGACATTTCAGCCAGTTGTTTTTTGTTGCTTTCGTTTAATACATTGTATACTTTTAATATTATTTCGGCCAATTCAACCGTTACCATCAGTCTTTTTCCATCTTCAAACTGAACTCGGTCATATGAACCATCTTCAACAATATTCTTTAATTGTGAAATAACATTTTCACCAATAACTTCACCAGAATACTCAACTTCCTCTGATGGTGAGGCAGACCATTGCATAGATGTATATGGTACTGTCACATATTTATCTATTTTGTCCACATAGTATAGAGCTACTCTTTGATTATTAGGAAACTGTCTAATAGACTTTCTTTTCATAATAAGAACGGCTGGTGGATCCATGGGATGTTGTTTATTTTTACCTTCTTCCCATAAGTCTAAATCTGGTTGCTCTATTACATTTAACACAATAGGTTCAACTACTGTTTCGTTTTCATTTACTGAAACAGTAGTTTTGACTTCTTTAGAAGATAAAAAATCTTTAAGATTCTTCAACTGGTGTTTCCTGTGAAATCTCTTGTTGTGGTGTAATTAAATTTTGTGCAATTGTTTGTTTTGCAGCGGCAATGTGGTTAGTCACTTTATCGTGAATAGAAGCATACAAAGCTTCTCTAAATTTAGTACCATCATCGTCCATTGCGTAATCAATAACGTTGCGTGTTGAATAATCTGACATATTGTTCTCCAAAATTAATATTTATAATATACGTTTCAACTTAGTAATAGTCGATTCATACTGAGCTTCTTCATCTTTATCGGCAGGGTTCATTGGTTGTTGTGGAACTTGTGACATCATTTGTTGTTGTGCCACATCGTTCATTACACCAACTGGTAATCCTAATCCTTGTTCTTTTTCTTCATCCATCTCTACTTGCATTTCTTGGATTTCATCATCCGTTAAACGCAACACATTACGTTGAATCCATGTTTGTGAAAAATAACGACCTGTGTATGGATCTACGTTTGCCAATAAAGACAAACGTTCTTTCATTAATTCGGCTTCTTTTAATTCGGTAAAATTGTTGTCTTTAATGAAGTCATAATAGATATGTTCCTTCATTTCGTCCCATTCTTCATTGGTACAAATACCTTTGAGAACGCATTGTACACGCATTGCTTGGTCAAATAGATCAGCAAACTTATTACGCATACGAGCCACAAACTTAGCAAACTTTAATTCGTCACGAGTGATTTCGTTTGTACGACCTAAAGAGAAACCAGAACTTTCTGGATTCAACCTGGAGACTGGAACGTTGAGAGCCTTATACAACTTCTTCTCAAAGTATTTAACGTCCTCCAACTCACCTAGGTTCTGTCCACCAGGTAATGTAGCAATCTCTGTACCTTTTCCACCTTCACGGCGAGGTAACCAAAAATCTTCCATCATGGACATAAATTTACGGTCATCACGAACTTCACCAGTATTAGCATCATAGACAAGTTTGTTTTTATACTTGACCATAATATCACGAAGATATTGTTCTGCTTTTAATTTAGGTAAGTTACCCACATCAATATAGAAAATGCGGCGCTCGGGAGCACGACTGATGCGATAAATGACGGTAGCATCTTCAATCATCCTTAATTGATTTAATGGTTTGATTGCTTTATGTAGATAAGATAATACCACGGCCCGGCGAGAATCCATGAGACCAGAAACAACAGAGATAATGGAATCTGTGGTAATTCTGACACCAACAGGGCCAAAATTGCTAGAAGAACCAGTAGTAACCTTATCATTGAAGATATAGTATTCATTGATAACATTCATTACCTCTACACCAGTACGTTCATCTTTCTTCTTCTTAACCTCACGCACTTTACGAAGCTTGCGTGGGTCAACATAACGGAGTTCTCTAATGCCTTGAAGTGGATTTTCACGGTCAATGATGATATGGTAGTACATACGACCATCAACATAATATCTACGGAAAATGTCTTGTGCTAAATTGTTATAATTTAACATCTTTAAAATATTACCAAACTCGTTACGAATAGCGGTTTTGATTTTTTCTGGTTGTTTTAAATCGTCCAGTACGATTTTGATGTTTTTACCATCATCGTCTTGGCAAATGGCTTCATTGACAATATCATCAATAGCAGCTTCAATTTCTGGTTGCATTGCCATTTCACGATAACGTGAGATTAGTTCTACTTCATTCTTTGCTGTGCCGTCTAAGTCAACATATGTACCATAATAGGCGGCAGAAGTAATGGTAAGAGCGCCATCATCGTTTGTTGGTGGCGTGAAAGATTGTTGCACTCCAGCATCTTCTTCAGATTTTGCTCGTGCAATTGTGAAACCAAAGAGTGAAAATTTATTTAATGATGCCATATTGTTCTATTCCAATTCAAAAAAACATGATGGGAGAACCTAAGTTCTCCCGTATAAAATAATTAAGTTGTACTATCAGATTCCCACCATTGATAGGCAAATGTTACGCCATATTCTTCAATGGTATCGTTTGAACCCCAATCTAAATCGATTGGTGCCAAATCAACAGGATACAAACCTACAAATTTGTAAGTTTTCAAAATGTTGCCGGTTTTTCCATATTGAGATACTGTTGCATCAACAGAATAACCTGCCAAATTTGAAGCACCGGAAGCACGAATGTTTCCAGCATGACTGTTCATTGCATTCATCCATGACTCTAATGATTTACGGATAGTAAAACTTTCGTCATTAATGATCTGTAAAGACCAATCAGCAAATGTACGATTGCCAGCAAGTTTCAATTCACGACCAAAATAATACAAAGGTACTTGGCCAATTGTTGAACCTGGTAATTGTGCTGCTTTTGCTAAAAACTGTACTTGTTGTCCTGCTGCTGTGCCGTTAGAAGCCACAGTTGGGAATGTGAGTGTAACTTGGAACAGATTGGGACGGGCACCGTCACCAATCAAATTTGCTCTAAAGTCTGTTACGTTAAATGCCATTTTTTTCTCCTATTCGTTGAATTATTTATTAGAACTGTCCAACGACTTCAGTAAACGCAACACCTGTTCTTACAGCAACAAAGTTCAACTGAATGAAATTGATAGAACGGGCTGGTTTAATATAAATGTCACCAACAAACTGGTTAGAATCGACAACTTGTGGAGTATTATTTGTAGAATCACAAACAACACGGAAGTCGGTAATACCACGGCGACCCTGTACATCACGCAAGAAAGGAGTTACTAATGCCACAAATTGTGCTTGTGTGAATGAATCGTTAAATTCAAACAATGAGTATTGTGAAGCCTTAGCAATTGTCTTTTCAAGAACAATAAACAATCTGCGTACATTGATACGGTCAAAGGCAGAAGGTTTAGATTGTAGAGTTTTATCTCCAAACAATACAGTACCTTGTCCTTGGAATGTTGCAACAGGATTAATACCTTGAGCATACAATGTATCACGTTGTGTTTGATTTGGATTCCATGCCAACTTAACAACATTCTTTAAGTTACCACGGTTAAATCCAGCAGGAGACCACCATGGATCACGAACTGAATCTGTGTATACACAAAGACCAGCAATGTCAGCATTTAATGGAATCCAACGATAAACGTTGTTGTATTTGTCAAACATATATTTCCAACCAGAATCAGCAACAACATATGAAGATGAACGAGCAAGTGCTGAATTCCATGTTGTGATATTGGTAGTTTCACTTCCTGCTTGGTTAATAACGGCAGAAGATGGAGGAGAAACAAAAGCAATACAATCTTTACGAGTATTTACAATATTATCAATTACATATTGTTGAACAGTAGTACTTGCATCACCAGTAATAACCAAAGAAATGTCCACTTCAGCGGCATTTTGGAAATAACTATAAGCATTGATGATTGAACCATCACTTGGTTTAGTGTATCCACCACCAGCTAAAGTAGAAGTAATTGCAGTTGTAAGTACCGCATAAGTTACTCCTGCTAAAGGTTGACCCCATGTAGCATTGGTTGTTGAGTAACTTACTGGATCTACTGCGTAAATATATTTTGAGTTATTAAAAATAACATTCTTATAGTAATTTGAATTTCCTAATGAATCTTTAGCATCAGATGCTTTTGATAGATATGGGAAAATTTCAAGTACTGTATTTTTAACACCGGTGAATAAACCACCACTATCAGTAACAATAATGTGTAGTTCATCATTCCATGTGCCATTGCCATTTACTGCAATAGCTTGTGCTGATGTTCCTGGAGCACCAGAGAAAAGACTGGACACATTGGCACCGTTAACTTGCCAGCTTGAAAAGTTGGCTAAACCAGCATCACATAATGATACAGTTAAAGAGTTTCCTAGTGCGCCTGGATATTTGGCCATAAAAGAACCGTATATCTGACTATTGTTTTGATTCAAATAAGTTGCCTGGAATACATTCTTGTTAGGCATATTTACATTTGATGCAGATCCGTCATCTGCATTTAAGCAAGTTGGATCAGTAGCACGAACTACTTGTAAATTATTACCATAAGCTAAGAATGAAGCAGCAGTAAAGTAAGATGTGGCGGTATTACTGTCTGGAGTACCAAAGGTATTTCTGAGAGTAAGTTCACTATCGATTTGAATTCTTGTATTTGCTGGACCCCAGTTAAAGGCTCCTGCGTAAGCACCGGCTGTAGTTAGTATCGAAGGAACGACTGTTGTTAAGTCGACTTCCGAAACATTTACGCCTGGAGAGATTTGAAATGCCATTTGTTATCTCCTTGAATATTGATTTATTTGGCAGTTATGATACCATAGTGATATTTATGTAACACGGTATTTA